ATACACGCTATTTACCAGCGTGTTAAATTTGGGTACGACTTCGGCGACGATATGCCGTACAACGTCGGCCCGCGTTTCTTTGATCGTATCGTAGGACGTTACCGCCGGAACTTTGCATGACGTTAGACCGACGCGTAACCCTTTACGAACCGACCGCGACCGTTAACAATAGTGGCCAGGTTAAGCGCAGTTTTGCTAGCGCCGGGGATTTCTACGCCCAGGAAGTTATACCAGAAACCGGTACGGTAGGAAGCGAAATTTTTGTTAACGATCAAATGCAGAGCCAGTATTTCGTTACCTGGCGAATGCGTTACCAGACGGCCGTAACGGCTGACTGGAAAATAGGTCACGGAGGTAAGTATTACGACATTATTGCCATTACGCCGGAAGGCCGCAAGCGCTTTATTTTGGTTAAATCTAAATTGCGCGACAATGGCACGCTCTAAAGTATACCTAAAGAGCCAGTCGGGGCGTACGGAAAGTTTTGACCAGTTTCGCGCACGTTTGCGGAAGCTAGGTACGTCCGAAACTATGCGTTTCCGCGAAGTGCGTAAGCTCTTACTTAAAGAGGCGCAGCCACTAGTTACGGAAGCCCGTAACCAGGCGTACGCCGAGAGCCAACAGCCTAAAGGCATCCGCCAAAAAAGCCGCAGTACTCTAGGTGCCAAGTTTTACAACTTGTACGGATCTATAAACAAGTGGGCCAACAAGGGAACCACGAAGGCGTACGTAGTAGTAGGACTTCGCGGCAGCCGTAAGCGAGGCGCATACTATGCCCCCTGGCAGCTGTTCGGTGGAACCGAAAAGAACTTTAAAGCGAAGGACTTTATCGGCGCAGCCGTAGACAGTACGAACGTAGTAGAAAAAGCGCAAAAGTTAATGCAGCGCCATATTCAAAAACGCATAACTTCGGTGCTGCGATGAATTACCTACAATACGTATACGACGCAGTAAACGCGGCTACTACTGACGACGTTTACGCGTTAGCAGCTCCCCAGGCAACTACCGCCGACCACATAGTAATAACTATACAAGGCGTAGATATTACAGAAACGAAAGACGAGCGCGGCAGCGAGAATATCAGCGCTACCCTGTTCTTTCATTATGCAGACGCTGACGACGCGCAAAAGCAACTAGGCGACATTCGCCAACAGCTGCGCGACTACCCGCGCGTTATGCCTATGTATGAGGACTACGTAGAAGGCGACAGCGGAACCCTGGAGGGTGAAGCGTGCGCCGCTGATGCGTTAGGCGTAGCCCTAGACAGTCCGTTTACCCAGGCGTACATGGACGGTATGCAGTTCTTTTACGACGATATAAACGAACGGGTGTTACTAGCAGCCGACTTTATTTTTATAATTAATACCTAAAAAAAATGGCAAGTATTTCTGGCGGTGAAATCCGCGTACTGCTTTCTACCGACGGTGGAACAACCTACAAAGGCTTCGCTTTAGAAAGCGACTGCTCTTTCGAGATGAACGCGGAAACCCGCGAAGTAACCAGCAAAGACGACGCGGTATACCGTTCTTACGTTACTAGCGCCAAGAACTGGACTATTTCTGGTAGCGCTTTGTTTGGCGACGACGACGCTACGAACTGGAACCCAGACCAGCTTTATGATTCAATCGGCAGCCAGGTAGACATCAAAATTACACAATGTGCCGCCGGTACCGTTACACCCGCCACGGGCGAAACGAAAATCGAGGGCGACGCTATCCTTACTTCTTTGTCCGCTTCAGTCCCAGACAAGGATAACGGTACATATACCTTTAGCCTTCAAGGTACGGGAGCCTGGACGATCGGAACTAACTAATAAATAAACTGCGATGGGAACAAAGTTCACGCTTGGCGCAGCCATGTTATTTGAGGATTTGACCGGTAAAAGTGTTACAGAAATGACCAGCCCCAAAATTGGGGATATGGTCGCTATGTTATACGCCCAGGAATACTGGGACAAAGAAGACCGGCCAACCTTTGAGCAATTTAAAAAGGACATTTCTGGCGAGGACTTGTCCGACCTTACCAAGCGGCTCAACAGCCCTTTTTCCCAGCCGGCAGCGTAGCGGACGCGCTAGGCTTGCTGGTGGGGCGTCTAGGCTTATCTAGGCGGGACGCGTTAGAGTTAAGCAAGGTAGAGTACGAAGCCGTCATAAAACACGGCCTAGACAAAGAAAAAGAGGACTGGAAGCGTACCAGATGGGTAGCGGCAGTCCTGGTAAATATAAGCGGGAAAAGCGTAAAGAAGGCGGTAAAAGATACCGACCTTCTACGCTTCCCAGATGAACGAAAAGGTAACGGCTTTGCCGATTTTGTAAAAGCTGCACACGATGGCGAACGACGTAAGGAGTAAGGTAATTCTAGGAATGGACGTTAACGAGTTCCGCCGGGGTATAACCCAGGTGGACAGCTCGATTAAAGGCATTTCGCGTCAGTTCCAAAACCTGGGCGGCCTTATTGGTGCTAGCTTTGCCGTGGGGCAAATTCAGCAGTTTGCTAAAGAAGCCATTAACTTAAACGGACAGCTTCAAAAAGCCGCCGCCGGCTTTGCTCGTTTTGGCACCGAGGCAGATCTTGAAATGATGCGGAAACAGACCAGAGGTCTGGTTACCGATTTGGAGCTTATGCAGCAAACGGTAAAGGGTGCTAACCTTGGCATACCTTTCCGGGATATGGGCGTACTCCTAGAGTTCGCCAAACGCCGCGCAGACGAAACCGGCGAAAGTATTGAAAACCTTATAGGATCTATTATTGAGGGCGTGGGCCGTAAGAGTACACGCCGCCTCGATAACCTTGGAATTAGTGCAGATCGCCTTAAAGAAAAGGTAGGAGGCATAAGCCTTGAGATGTCCAGCGTCGCAGACGTTAGCCGTGCTATGGTAGAAATAGCAAGCGAAGAACTAGCGAAGATGGGGCCACCCATCGACACGGCAGCGGACAAAATACAACGCATGACCGTCGCGTGGGAAAACTTTAAAGCTGCCATTGGAGGCCCTATTGCTGGCGAGCTTGCAAATTTCCTAGAGAAATTAAGCCTTACGTTTTTCCCTGGAAAGGGTCAAATGGGAGGTTTGCATCAAGCCATTATAAAAGGCCCTTTTACTGGTAATACCGGCGCGGTGGGCAAGATTAAGCCGCGACCAGAAGTACCCACAGCTTTACCACCCGTAGCGCCTTCTATTAAGATAGTTAAAACGGCCCAAGAACTAAAGGCCGAACAAGAAGCAATACGCCGGGAGTACGAAAAGCAATACGAGATACTGCAAAACCAGCTGTCTCTGTACGAGCAAATGCAAGTACAAGTAGAGGAAACATTTAAGAAAGAACTTTTAGAAGGATTTACCGCCCTTCAACTAGAGGAAATAGATTTGCTAGAGGGTGAAATGGTACCTATTCTGGAGGAAGTACGCGCCAAGTTTGATAACGTAAACCTGGTGGCCCAGCAATTCGGTACAATTCTTACAAGCTCTTTCGGCGCAGCCATCCAAAGCGGGGAAGATTTTTTCGACGTTATCGGACGCGCCCTAAAGGCATACGTACAGCAACTTATTGCAGCCACCGCAGCTACCGTAGCCCTAGCGGCAATTAGCAGCGCATTCGGTGGGGGTACCTTCCTAACTGCATTTGCCAAGGTAGGCCAGGGTACCGGACTTTCTGGGTTCTTTGGAGGGAACGAAGAATTTGTAGGACGCGTTAAAGGTTTCGAACTGTTGTTACAGCAAAGCCGCGCTAACCGCAATAGTAGCCTTTTAACTGGCGGGTGATGGCAATACAGTTATTCGCATACGCCAAAAGTAAAGGGTACGACTTAAAACTGTACGCCGATACCACGGCCGTTAGTTATACGCCCTTTGAGTTTACGGTAGCGGACTGGAAGGTAACATACGATACCCAGGACGCATACAAGCCCGGTATTGTGGCTAGCCGTATGGAAATGGTAGCACCTATTACCCAGGGGCAGTTAAACCAGAACCTAGAAACCATTTTACAAGACGGGGACGGCATTTTCTATATGACCCTTTCGAAGAACTTGGGCGACCTATGGAAGGGGTACTGTACACCAAGCGCCGGAACGGTAGAGGTCATTAACGGGCAGCGCTTTATTACGCTTATTGCCGCCGACGGCTTCCAGCTACTTAACCTGGACAGCGACGCGTATACCTTCACGGGTACCAAAGCCTTTAGCGTACAGATAGCGGAGGTATTTAACCGCGTAGGGCTGTGGCAAGTATTTAACGGTTTTCTGGTATCTAAAGACCTTACGCGCATTTATAATAGCTCCGGTCTTTACGACAGTTTATACCTTACCGGTAGCGGCCACGACGGCGTATACAATACAGAAACGTCCTTCCATACATTTAAAAGCGTTATAGAGGGCATTTGCGTAGCGTTTGGGCTACGTTTATACCAAGACCGGGGGTACCTAGTGTTTCAAGACGTAACGCGTTCTGATAGCAGTTTTAACGTATACCTTCCAAACGGAACGTACCAGACGAACATAAGTTACAGCGCAAGCCAAACCATGACCGTAATTAGTGGGGGTACTAAAATGTATTTACCGCCCGTACGCATTACGGAAATTCAGCATTTGTACCTAAACGAAGCGTACACAAATGAAACGACGGTAGCCCAGTATACGGAGCATAAGGTCTGGACTACGCCTTTTGTTTTTCAAACTTACAACTGGGTAGACCTAGGTACGGTCTTTGCCGATGGCGTGAGCCACCTGGATTACAATATAAGCCTTTCGGCTGCCTACACTATACCCGCTTTTTATGAAAGTAACGTAGTATGGGAGTTCCGGGTATACTTCTGGCTAGGTGAGTACAGCACCGACGGTACTACCTGGACAAAGCCTACGCAGTACATACGCTACACGGTAAACCAAAACGTAGGTACTGGCGACCCATCCCCACAGTTAGGCAGCGTTACGTTTAGCACAAACAACGCCCACCTTCCCACCTTCCCGAATATCGGCCAGGTATCTTTGGGCCTTACCGTGGAGTTAGTGCAAATTTCCGGGGACGAAATACCCGATCCAGACCGCCCGAAAGCGGCTTGGTATATTTACCAGCACGGCAGTACGATGCCGTACCGGGGCTACCGTGCAGACAACAGCCGCCGCAAGCTGGGGGAAGACGTAACCCTTACCACCCGCATAGGCGACCTTCAGAACTTTTCAGCTGGGTTAGAAGACCCACAGCAAATAGTATACAAGGGTATAGCCCAAACGTCTACCACCTGGCCTACCGGCTGGGTAGAGCTTTTGCCTACGGGTTCCAACCTTAATAGCTTACTCCAGATTACGGCCAACCGTATCGGGCAGCTTCGAGCTGTACCCCTGGAGTACTACGAACTAGACCTACACGAAACCACATCCGTAACGCATACGGCGACGTGGGGAGGCGTAAAGTACTTCCCAGTCAATGTAGAATACAATTACGAAGGAAGCCGCGTAACATACGCCAAGATCGTTAACCTTCCCGTTAACCCAGACCCCGTACGTTTTGACCCAGAATTATAACCTACCACCGAACCTAGTTTATTACGCCTACGTCATTGCGGACGGTGGAGTAGTAGAGTTTAATACTTGTACCCTATGATTACTGCAAATCAATTTATTACTATTTTTACCGGGGGCAACTATGCCGCGCCCATTTGGGACGATTACGCGGCGTACGTAGCCGCCGATAGTGGAACCCTTGAAGCCCGCGACTGCACTATTAACGCTATTGCTAATTTATTATGAGCCAATTCTACGACAAAAGCAGCCTAACTTTTATCCCTTCCGGCTATCGCGACGGGAAGCTGTACAGCCAAAAACCGTTGAGTACTGACGGTGAACTTTCCTTTTCACGCGGTAGCGACATTGAGGCCACGAGGGTGGCGGCCAACGGCTACATTCAGAAAGCCAAAGTCAACCTATTGTTGCAGTCAAATCAGTTTGACACGAGTTGGATTACAAACTTTATA